GCCACATTTGAGTCGCTCCCACCAGTTTATGGGAGGGTCAGAAGTGACCCACAGCAATGTCACGGGGATTGCACCCTCCCACCAGTTAGGAAAGGACATAATTTGTACGCTCATCAAGCCGCTACTGTTTCTTCCTTTCCTGTTAATTTATGGGAGCCACCCCCTCTGCGCAGAAATACCAACTGTACCCCGCTCCCACCAGATTTGGGCCACTTCTAAGACTCCGCAAGGACAAAGACAGCTCGCCCAATATAACCAGAGGCCATCGACAACGCGCAGCAATGCCACAACGTAGTCGCCTCGCAACTAGGAAAGAAGTAAAATGGACACAAGATATGAAGACCCGACTATCGCAATGATTTATCGAACATGGCGCAACCGTCAAAATATGGTTCGCGCTGAAGGTAAATTAGTATTGCAAATTAAAGCTATCTGTAGAGGTTTTGCAGATGGTGAGATTAAAGAAGCAAACAAATTATTTACTGCTTTGAAAAAAGGAGAGGGTTCACTTGAACTCATGGCTGCAACAAAACCATTGTTTGATGCCAGAGAGCCTTTGTTAAAAAGTAGAGCAAGCTTTGAAAAGTGGTTATCTGATTTGGCAAAAGAATTACCTGTTGCAACTTTTGTGGACAAAGTAAAAGGCTTTGGTCACTTGGGCTTGGCAGGTATTGTTGGAGAAGTTGGCGACTTTATGGCTTACGAGAAAGAACTGGACGGTATTTACAAACGTGCAGGACTTGCCGTGATTGATGGAGAACGTCAACGTAAGCACAGCAATGCTGAAATGGCATTGGTTCACGGCTATAACCCTTCAAGGCATGCGGTCTTCTGGACGATTGGCGACAGTCTTCTCAAGGCTCAAGGCAAAGAAGAGAACGCAGGGCCATACAGAATGGTATACGATAAGCGTAAGATCATGGAGCGTGAGAGAGTTGAAACAGACGGTCATGCGCATAACAGAGCTTTACGCTATATGACAAAGCGTTTGGTTAAAGATTTATACAAAGAATGGAAGGAGGTAGCATAATGTCTATTGCAGATGATACGATGTGTATGCATTACACACTTGAGCGGTTGGGCGGTATTAAGACCGAAACTGACTTACGAGAGTTTATGGAAGAGATCAGGCATAACATTGGCGTGAACGATGAATGGCGTGAAGCTAACCCAGATGGCGATATGCCCGATGGTTCGTTTGTTGATGATCCTGATGATTTTGATATGAACTCTGCGCTTGAGAGGGTTAAGCGTAACTATATTGAGAGAGCTTTAACTAAAACCAAAACGTTATCTGAGGCTGCTGAATTGCTTGGCTTCTCTAATTACCAGACTTTGCAGAACTGGATTGACCGATTGGAGAAGGCTCAATACGAGGCTGAAGACAAAAGAATGGGAGTGAGTTGATGATTAAATACTTTACGTTTATGGTGCTGACTTATTTCGTGCAAGGCGAACAAGTTACGCATAACATACTATTTAAAAGCTATGACGATTGTAGTCACAGCAAAGAAGCCATGTACTTTATGATGGAGCATCAACATGACGATGTGCATATTTATTGTAAGGGCACAGCGGTTGCTTCTAATGAACTTGTTAAGCCGAAAGCGAGGCCATGAAAGATAGAACTAACAAAAAGTGGACTGAGGCAGAGAAGGAGTGGATGGGTTATAAACGTAAATTAGCAAACTTTAAAAAAGAAAGCGTTAGTTTATCCAAACCTCCTTGGGAAAAAGAAGCCGAACAAATTGAAGAAGATAAAGAAAAAAATTAGCGGGAATAAATCCCGCTTTTTTTTGTCCCCTGGTTGATAACCCGAACAAATGTTTGTATTATTTGCCTGGGGCAAGTTTTGAGGCGGGTTTCTCTTCTTGTCCCACGACTACTATTTTTGGATTTTTCTTTCTAACATTTCCAACAAAGTTACTATTTCTTCACCCTGCTGTTTTACATTAAAAAAGCCCATCTGTTCTGTGTGACTAACTAACAAACGGGCTTTTCTTTTAAGCTGATTTAATATCGCTTGTGTTTCTACGTCCACAAAGCATCTCCCTTGAGGATGATAGCATGCCCGACAATACCTGTCCCGCATAATTCTGTGGCTTCTGCGTTGAACGGCAAGCCCGTAAGTAAACCTTCTTCGTTTACCAAGATTTGCCAATCGGGTTCTGATGGAGAATGTACCATCTCCACTAAACCCCCGACAATCTTCTGCGCCTCTTGTAGCGTTGGTTGATTATCTTCAAATACTGTAATCATAATATTTCCTTTTTCTAAAGTAATTGGGATAAGTAGCACACTATCCCACGCTAGTCAAGTATATCTTCCTCTTGATTTAATTGACCCCCAACAACACCAAGCCATTTACGAGGGCCACTTCTGTTTCTTTTAAACTGGTCAATACGCCCATCGTTTTGCAACGTAGTCACAGCCTTTTTAACTGTGCTTTCTCCTACATTTCTAAGGTTGCCTGCGTTTATGTCATCATTTGGCGCTGTTCTGATAGCATCAAAAATACCATCATGCATACCGCCCTTAGTAACGGGAATACCGCGATCCTCTCGCATTCTAATAAAATTAAAGACATATTCTATTCTTTCCCGAACGGCTTGAGACATAGCAAAATTTCGTATGTCTATACTCTTATCTTCTAACAGACCAGTATCTGGATTACGGATAAAGTGTCTTATTTCCCGATTTGCAGGGCCGTTTGCTTTTACCACCGCACCGTCAAAAACAGCATTTCTTGTGTATGGCACTTGTAAATCTTTACAACGTGACTTAGCCGTAGGCTCATCCACTTGCCATACAGAGAACGCACATCTTACACCGTCCACAATCGCAGAAGTACCTCTGATTTTATTACGAGCTTTCTCTGGCGAGTCGATAAAGTCATTGTCGCTTACCTTCGCCATATGGTGGTTTACGATCACCGTTGCTCCTGTTTCCGTTGCGATCTGAGCCAACAAACCCATAAATGCTGCGCCTGCCGCAGGATCAGCGTTTACATCTGCGTGAACAAATGATGCCATTGGATCAATAATAACCAATGCGAGGTCTTCAATCTCCAACATTTCTTCGTAAATCTTTTCAAATTCTGGTGATGTTGCGTATGTATTGTCCACTTTCATCATAATTGGAAACACACCGCCTTCGTTCGGCAGCGGCACAATGATACAATCATGGTCATAACCCGAACGTTTGTTCAGGGGATCTAGCCTGCTGATCCGTCTGTGGATCTCATCTTTGTCATCTTCTGCTGATAAAATTATTGATGTGCCATGATTAGCAACCAAACCACCGAAAGAGCTTTGCATACCATCGCCCGATGCTACCTTCATCGCTAGATCAAGCGTCATCATACCTTTACCGCTATCCCCTGCGGCGGCAAACACCACTGGCACCCCAAGCGGTATTGTATCTCCGATTAAGAACTTCTGCTCTGGAGCCGACCCAACAAACTGCTGAGTAATAAGCAAGTTCTGGTTTTTAAGAGATAATACCTTTTTGACCTTATGCGTAGGTGCATTGAGAAAGTTTGAAATATCAAACCCCTCTTCAATCGCATCTGCGGCATCCCACTTTTTAGGCTTACCCTTTGGCGGCACGAGCATGGTGATTGATTTTGCACCTGCATTCTGAGCCAGTTCTTGAACTATCCTAGCTAGTTTTTTACCTGCATCGTCATTATCAGGCCATATGATTAGCTCTCTGCCTTGCAATGGAGAGAAATCAAACTTGTCTTTTGTATTACGGGATAACATCCCTGCACCACCGATAGTACAGGTAGCTGTATATCCTTGTTTTGTTAGCTCATCTGCGCACTTCTCACCTTCCACCCATATTACGCGATCTGATTGCGCAATGTCAGGGAGGTTATAAAGCGGTCTGGTTTCAGGTAAACGTGGAAACTGGCGGAACTCTTTCTTCGTATTCCCGTCCGTATCCCGAACAATTTCACCCGTTGGATCTCTTTCGATATATCTTCGTACCGTTACAAGGACTTCTCCATCAGTTGATAGGTAGAAATACTCGCCATCGTGTGGCGTGTTAGTATCAATGACCCGCTTTTGTCTAACTTGTTCGGGTTGTTCTTCCTGGGGCTGCTGTAACTTGTTCGGGTTAATTGGGTTAATCGGCGCTTCTGCCTGGGGACGATCTAAGAACGTAGAGAAATGTTCGGCTACATCTGTGATTTTCCACCTGTAAGCCTCCATTAGAATCTTGGATATGCCCCCGATCCCATCACCACTATTGAAATCCATGCCGCGCATAAAGTTTGGGCTTGATGGATCAATGTTTATTTTAAGAGATTGCCCTGCCTCACCTGACAATGAGCCAAGATAAAACTCATTCCGAACAACTCTTCCGTTTGGGTAAGCATTCTTTAGTGCTTCGATCTGTACATATGACGGAACTTTTTCCGTAATCTCAGCGACTATATCTTTTTGATTGCTACCATATATTGTATTGCCAACTACTCTTAATGACATTATATTGTCCTCATACTCATATTTACCACTTCAGGGGTTAGCATTTACACGGTGCTGACCCCTAATTATATTCATCTTTCCAACAAGTCTCCCTAAACTCACAAAACTTGCAAAGATAAAAATCTTTGCTCTGAGCTATGCGAGGTAGAATGTCACCTGCTTTTGATGCAGTCAAGATATTTACTGCCTTATCACTTGCTGCCTGTGCCAACTCCTTATCAAAAGGAACTAATTCGTAGTATATTTCAGACGTATTTTTATTCACGACTGTAAACAATGCAGGGCATTCTGTTAGATCCATGTAAGCCTGATACAGAGCGATCTGCGTTGCATATGTTGGGTTGGCTTTTGCTACACCCATACGTTGGAATGATTTCCATTTGCTGTCTTTCGCTGACTTGTTTTCCCACAAAGATGGGTAGCCCATATCAACAGGACCATCACAGATAACCCCATCTATATGTCCTTTGATTTCGTCATCAGCAATTGAAAACCCGAACTGCTCTCCCATCTTGTCTTCTGTCCTAAGATCAAAGCCTGCATCCTTTATCCACTTGGCTGCGTAATCTTCGATCCCGTGACCAAACTCAAAGATGCGTAATGTCTGTGCGCTAAAGCCAGAGTTCTCATCTTGAGGGTAATTTAGGTAACGATACTGAATTTTACGGCTGCACTCATCGCCAATACTTGACGCTCCCAGGTACTTCCGCCGCTTTTTCTTCTCATTAAGCCGAACAATTCCTCGGTCTACAGCCTTTGCTATAGACTCTATTACAGGATCAGAACGGGATACTTGTAGGGGGCCAAGTGCCCGTTGACTTAAAGTAATTTTCTTCGAGCTTCCCAATTTCAATCTCCGATGATATATCTTTTGCTGCCTGTAATCCGAATATAAGTGTGTAGACTTGATCTTCTGTTAGGTCACAAAACTTGGTGTCCCATCCGAATTTTTCTAATATAAATGCCAATTCTTCTACTGGCTTTCTTTCTTCTATCAATGTATTGCTCCTTGTGGTTCTGTTAATAAATCAATTATTTCATCCATTTCATCTCTTGGAAGTTCGCTATTCGTATATTGCAGCATAAGAACTGTAAGATTGTTTATGATAACATCTGCTGACCCGAACAAAACTTCGCCTTCTTCTGATTCGCCTATCTCTTCTTTGATAACTTCATTTGCTGTATCTGTAATTTCCTCTAGATCTTTGAGGTTTTTACAAAAGCACACATATTCAGTTTCTTCTGTATATAATTCGTTATCATCATTACGCTTGGCTAATGATAAAACGAGTTCAAACCTAGCCATCCTCTTGCCCCTCTTTATCGTTATGTCTTAACCATAACGCCAAATCAGACAAAATGTATTTAAAATCAGATGTTGGTAGAACTGCAATAAGTTTGCCATTGTCCCAAACTCTTAAACCATCATCATAAACTGCCCAACGTATCATAGGTATTTCTCCACTGCTTGTTCAATTACTGTTTTATTCCACATAAAATTAAGCATGCATGCGGCTCTGTATTTAGTCCATGAGAAGTCCATTAAACCAACTTCAATACCTTGCTTGCGTAAATGCTCAATTTGTTTCTCTGTGGCTCTCTGATCTAGCCATCTCTTTGTTTTCTTGGCGGCACTGCCATCTTCTATCTCACGCAAGAAATCATCTGCGGCTGCTGTAGCCTGTGCGCTACCGCCTACGGCAAGGACTTTAAGCTGCACTCTCCCACTTTTTGTCCTACCAAAAGAGATAGATAACCCCGATGTGTTTGCAACCCCGACAAAGCCCTCAAATCCCATCGCCATACGCAAGCTGCCATCACCAAACAAATCAATCCAACGGAACGGTGACATTTGCATCAAATCGTATTCTGTCATCGTAAATGCGGATAGCTCTTCTTTCTCCTCTTTTTCGGACTCAAAGAGATGTCCACATATTGGACACTCCTGAGAACCCATAGGAATAAAAGACTCGCACTCTGGACATTCTTTTAAGGGTGCCTCTCCTTTTTCACGATCATCAAGATTAACTGAGTCTTCAAGCGATCCGTGCGTAAGAACACTCGTACCAAAATCAAGAACCAAACAATCTGTTTTGACAATGCCAGGGAACTCTTCTGGATCAATCGTGCGTAAACCACGACCAATCATTTGAACCATCGTACCCTTTTGTGAACATGGCCTCATAAGAACGATACAAGACACGGCAGGAGCGTCAAACCCCTCAGTTAATACTGACACGTTCACAACCACTTTAAGATCACCGTAGGCAAGCTCATGTAGTGTTTCGGCTCTTTCATCCTTTGGTGTCTCGCCAGTTACAAGCTTGGCATCAACCTCATGCTCTATAAAAGATTCTAATAAATCTTCTGCATGTTTAACTGTGCTACAAAACACAACTGTCTTACGTCCATCTGCACGATCTATCCACTCTGTTACAACTTTTTCATTGATGACTTTGTGGTTCATAATGGCTTCGACTTGCTCCATGTCAAAGTCGTTACCTCTACGAGATACGTTATTAAGCTGTTCGCCTACACCACAATCAATGACGTATGATTTAGGTGAAACCAAAAATCCTTCACGAATTAATGTTGTGATTTCAATCTGATGTGAGCAATTATTGAAAACGCTGCGTAGCCCTTTGCCATCGCCACGATTCGGTGTTGCAGTAAAGCCAACAATCTCTGCGTTTGGATTGTCATCTTTTACCGCGTTAATAACTTTTAAGTATGTATCGGCTGCTGCATGGTGGCTTTCATCCACAACAACCATATCAAATTTTGGGCGATCTCTTAGGTTTCTCTCGCGTGAGATTGTCTGCACCATTGAGAAGATTGTATTACCATCCCAATTCTTAATCGTGCCGTTCACAATGCTTGTTGTAATGTATGGGTTGATGCGTTCAAACTTGGACTTGTTTTGATCTACAAGTTCATCGCGGTGTTGCATCACCAAAATCTTTTTACCGTCTTTGTAGCGTTCACCTACGAGCGCGGAGAGCATAATCGTCTTACCTGCTCCAGTAGGTGCTACAACAATTGTATTACCGTGTTTATCTAATGCCTTACACGCATCACTAACAGCGGCCTCTTGATAGGGGCGCAGTAACATGTTGGGGACTCCATTTGTCTAGAAAAGAGGGGGAGTATTTGGCCCACCGCTCCCCTTCGGTGGTCTAGCAGGTGAAGTAAACCTGTGCCGCTAGATTAGCGATTAGCCCAACTTGGTACTGCACCACTAGCTACGGTCTGTGCCTGTTGCTGTGGTTGCGCCATCTCCTGACTTGAAGCAGGTGTCTGAGACATTGGCGCTTGACCAGAAGGGATAAAATCCTTTTGGTTAGGTGTCATGGCTGCGGTTAACTTATTCTTATCCGCATATCCATTTGTGCCTTTATCAATTCCAACTTTAGCGCAAATCTCCATGCCATTCAAGTCATTTACTCCTGAGATTTGTCTACGATCCTGTGCTTCGGCTGAAGTATCGGTTGGAATAATATTAAATGCACTTTCAATAATCATCCTAAGAGTGGACAAACCAATCTCTTTAGTTACTGGAATGCCGTTTGGACTCATCTTATCGCCATCAACAAAGATTTTGTCCCAGAACTTACGTTTGTCATGCTCACCGCCAATGACGGTAAACTCTAACTCCATCCATTTTGCTTTAGATGTTTGAGATTTCTTAAACCACTGACCTGTTCCAAACTCTGGAATTTCCATGTCACCAAGTTTAACATTTACAACTGCACGACATACTGTACCCGCAGGAATTAATGTTCGCTCCATTTGTGGAGCGTCTGATACGTTTGCATTATTTAGATTAAGCATTTTCTAATTCTCCTTCGCTAGAATGCTGAGTGTTTGGATCTACAAAATTAAGTGGCCTTTCCGCCTGTGGTGCTCCAACACTCATTTTATTTAATAGTTTACCAAGATGTGGCTCTTCAAGTGTATCAAGCCTACCAGAGCGATCCTTTGCAGGATAGCCCCATTCATTTAAGGCACCGCAGATGAAGGCACGATATGGGCCGTTGTCTCCCGCCATAACAGCCATCGTGATAACTTCATCTACGATCCCTGGTAATTCTCTGCCAGTTTTAGACCCTTCGATTTGCAACGCATATTGCTTGCGTCCATAATCATCGGTAACTTCATCTAAAATCCCAACAAAGATTACATTCTTTGAGCGAATGTGTTGTAGCTGTGTAAGCCACCCCATCATTTCGCGCCCATGCAAACCATAAGCTGCACGAGTATCAAGCTTACCTGTTCTATCAGACCTTGAATCTGGTTGCTGCGTACACCATTGAAAACACAATCGCCCTGCAACCGTAATCGAATCAATGAACAGAGTTTCATACTTATTGATTGTCTGTTCTGGATCACCAAAATGCTGACACACATACTCATAATGTGCCCCACTATATGGTTGATCGTCTGCCAAGGAAGGGTTTGGCCCCCCTAAATAACAAGCAAAGTCACGACAATCTATCCATGTTTGAGGACGAATAACATCAATCTCATATCCTTCGATTGCTGCATCCCCTGCTTCCAAATCCATAAATAGTGTCGAGTGTGGCTCTAATGTTCTAGCCAATGTTGTTTTGCCTACACCGCTTGCACCGCAGACCACAACCTTGTGACCACGCTTTTCCGCAAGACGCTGTTCAGCAGAAATAATTTGTAAACTCATATTAATTATCCACTTCTACTGTAAATCCACCAACTTCAACGCTACGGCAAGGTTCAAGTAACGATTTGATAGCGGGTGGCGCTGCTGTATACTTACGCTCATCAACTGTAATCGTAAGCTTCCCATAGTGCTGTGCGTCTTCTGGAGCCATTGCCTCCAATACACAGCCTAATTCATTCTGATCCCACACGACCTTTTTAGTAACCTTAGCTTTAAGCTTTTGATTACCTGCAATCATGTGTGTGGTGCCAAAATCTTTACCATCTGCTCGTAACGCATCACGAGCCTGGGTATAAAAAGTGTCTTTGATTTGCTCTTCAAGATCCTTGAGTTCACTCCTGAGCATATCAATATGCTCTTTGAGTTCATCTCTTTCACTGAGCAGTTTTGTACTGTCCATAATAATACTTTCTTTAGTTCTAGAAATTTCAACTTAGAAAAGTATGGGATCTATGTCAACAACTTTTTTACATAAATTTTTTTATTTTAGGGGATTGACATTTGGTAAAGTTTGGGATATTATGGGGTTATCAGTCGAAGTGATTGATTTTATTAATAATTAACGGAGGCTCATTATGAGTAAATTAAAAGCACCTTACATTTTGAACGCGGAAACTCACGGTCAAGAAGTTATTGACCAACAGCTTGGAAGTCTTATTGGAAAGACGGTTTGTATTTCTTACACGACAACTAAAGTTGGCAACACTGAAATTGAGTTAGGAGCAAGAGATAATTTTGATCCACAAATTTCTGTTCAAGCAAAACTTGAAGGAAGTAGGGAAACAGGAAAGTATCGTGTTTTAGTAAATGATAATACCTACTCTTACTTTTACAATGATTCGGTTTGGTCTATGGGGCAAGACGTAGGCAAAAGAGCAGTGATTTATTTTCAATAATAAAAAGGGGGCTTCGGCCCCCCTTACTTTTTAGATAGATAGATATCAATATTATGAACAGCTTTCATAAGCTTCTTTTTTAATTTGAACTCTGGGGTTTCCATACCTTTTGCATCTTCGATAATATGTTCCCACTCACCGCTTGCATGTTCTTTATCATATTCAAAATCTGCTATGTATGCACAAATCTTTTGTCCGTTCACAGTAATAAGAAACTTGGGTTGCAGAGTAAGATTTTTAATTCGCTCTGCTTTTTCTAAAGATTTTAAATAAAGATACCGTTGTGATTCCCATTTAGAATCAAACTTAATCCCATTAACCACAGTTTTCTTGTTGCCGTACTTGGGTCTTGACCTTTTTAGTTTGGGATTATATGTTGGTTTCGAGAACATTATGGGAGTTATGCTAGTGCCTAAACCATCTAAATACAAGTCTATAGGTGTCAATGTAGACACTTATGAGAAGATCGTACAGATCGCAAACAAAGAAAGACGAAACATATCACAGCAATTATCTTTGCTTGTTGATGAAGAATACAGAAGTCAGGGTCTTAAAAAGATAACACCACCAATTGCTAGAGCAATGGTCGGGGGGATATCAGCGGTTATAGAAGACTAAAGAAGATCTGCGCTACCAAGACCCCCCAAGAGTGTTGATGCTATTGCGGGGTTTTCTTTTGCTCTCTGTCGAATGTTTGAGGTTTTGTTTATAGAGCCAGTTTCTATTGGCGGTAATACTTTAGGAACTGGAGTTGGAGGTGGCGTTGTTTTGGTCTGTCTTTGTGCGTTTTGTATTACTGATGATACTTGTTTCGCAGTTTCCCCAACTGCTTGGTCAATAGATTGCGCTGTTCCTTGCGCTATTAATGATGATACAGCATCAGACAAAAGCTCTCCTGCTATTTGACCACGAGAACTTGCATCTTGACCTTCAGATAATCTTTTATACTTTCTAGTGAATGCTTTGTAAAAACGAGGTGATGAAAATAATTGACCAACAATACTCAATCTTGCGATTGTGCCTAAATTTTCTAACGGACTAGCTGCGATATTTGCCGCCACAAGATCACCGCCGTTAGCAGATTCACCAAGTAGTTTCATAATTCTACCAAACTCGTCCATTTCTTTAGCCATTTCTTTTCCATAAATGACCTCTATCTTTGCTTTATTTTTTGTAAGCCTTTCTCCAAACTTTGCAAATTGAGTTCTATCAGTTAAAAAGTTTGATTGAAAATCACCGATTAAATTATCCATGTAGTAAGCACGAATTTTTCCTATAGCATCAGCATCGTCATCAAAAAATCTTCTTAAAGATGCAATATCCTCTGCTCTCATAGAATTACTTGAAATTAATTCTGCTGCTTCAGTCGGTGTAATGTTTCCACTTCGTAGTTTTTTAGCTATATTATTTTGGTTGAACGTAGCGAGATCATCTTGGGCTGTAGATAATTTTTTTAAAAGATTTATTCCTGAATCATCGGCACCCGCCTTAACAAAATCGTCTATTACAGACTGATCTACATTTCTTAAAGACAAGGCGCTCAATTGTTCGGCAAATTTTCTTATTTCTCCAACACCATCTCCAAATAATTCATCTGCTGTAGATCCTAATTTATCTAATTCATCTTTGAATTTATAACCTGAAAATTTTCCTGTGGATGAATTTTCTGACTTTTGTAAAGTTGATCTTATCCACGAAGACGCTAATCTTTGTTTTAATGGGTCAAATGTTCCCGCACCCGCAAACTCATCTACAACTTCTTTTGCATCTTTTAATAATTGAGGGTTATTTTTTCTTATCAAAGATCTCATCATCTCTTGTGCATTTGCAGGCGTATCATTTCTTACAACGTCAATTAATGCTTTCTTGTTTATAGCGGCACTTACTTTTTCAAAACGCTGATTGCCCTCTCTATAAAAATTACGAGCTTTGCTTAAATCACGAGCGGCTTCTCTAAGAAGCTTTCTACTGGCTTGGTTTTCTGCCCCTGGCAATGCTCTATTTAAAAAGTTGTTTCTTCCCTTTGCTGCTAAATCAAGTAAATTATCAATTTGCGGTAAAAAATCATCTACTACGTTTCCGATGGTATCAGATGTAATGTTAAACATTCCCGCATCGCGCAAACTTTTTCTTGCATAATACAATTGACCAAAAGATGCTTTATCACCTAATTCAGATATTGTTTTTAAAATCGCGCCTGCCCTAGCAGGGTTTGTCCCAGGAACAGCGTTTTCAAATTTTTGAGCGGCTCTTGCAGCATCATCAGCTATACCTCTTGTTTTAAAAATAGCACTATCTCCAACACTATCTTCTAAAGCATTATTAATATTTAAAAACTTGGTTTCAACTAAATCATCAAATGCTTTGTAAGATTCTTGAAATGATTTAAATAAATCATCTGTAATAGCACTGTCTCTTTGAGAAGCACGACCAAGATTGTCAGCTATCTCTTCCATATGTTTTAAAAGACGAACTTCTTGATCTTTAACTATTGTTTTTAATTTGTTGTTTCCTGTTTTTGAAGCACTCGTTAGAACTTCTGCGGCACCATCTAAGTCAACTTGACCTGCTTCATTTTTTAACCACTCTAAATCTTTCATAATATTTTCATGGTTTTTTCTAAGTCTAGCAGATGTTCCTAAAGCTTTTTCTGATATGGCCTGTTGTCGAGCAATAAGAGAAGGAGCGCCTATAGCGCCAAGAGATGGTAAATAACCTTTTTTTTCTGCTGCTAAAATATCTTTTACTCTATCATCTGGAAGTCCTTTACCAACTCCACCTGTGCCTGAGACAACACGAAATGCTTTACCTAAACCTGCGAATATACCTTCACCTGCCGCAGCTATTAGTCCTTCAACAGCTATATCTTTTGCTATTTCTTTACCTTCTTGGGCTTGTACGCCCTGTAAGGCTTCTGTGGCTTCTTCTACCGACTTACCACCTGCGCCACCTAAACCCGCACCTATGATTGCGCCTATTGGACCGCCAACTAAAGTTCCTGCTACGGCTCCTGCCACACCACCTGCCACGGTTGTTCCAACTCCAGTTAAGTCGGAAAAATCCTGACGGGTAAAACTTTTTTCATCAATGATTACATTTTTATCTGTTTCAATCCCGAACTTTTGTGCGCCTTCTGGCGTTAAAGCAAGTCTACCTCTATTATCTCTAGTAAATTCTGTTTCTAAAAGACCAAACGCTTCTTTTAATACTTTCTCTTCATCTCCTCTGGTATCTGCTCTACCCAACATACGACGAAGTTTTCCGTCTTGAATACCAGTTGCGTAATCAAACGTTTGATCTTCACCTTTTATAGAAGACTTATATGACTGAATTACATTATCTGAAACGTAGTCTTGAGGATTGCTTTTTATATCATCTATTTTGAAAAATTCTTCAAGAGTCGGAGTATCACCTGCAATCTTAACATCTATGTCTCCAAATCTAGAATTGACAGTTACCGTTCCCATTTTATTCAGATGCTCCTGTTAGATCAACTGTAGCTACCGATTGAGTAGTGGGGGTTCCATTTTGATTTCTAGCAGATGGATTTATAAAAGGAGATTCTAAACTCTTTTGTAAATATTCCATAGTTCTTCCGTACTCTGTATCATTTACATAAAAATCTCGATCATACATATGTTGTAATGGAAGAACTAAATTTTGTTTTTTACCATTAAAATATTTTAACATTTCATTCAAAGCAAAAATAGTTTGTTGCGGTGTTGTTGTTAAATTTATTTCTCCAAATGAAGCATCTAACATTTTTCTATCATAATCAGAAACTTGGCTTTCTTGAATAATTAAACGTTTCATTTCATTAATTACTGATAACCGAGTTGCGTTAAATCTATCTTCAGCACTTGTTCCTTCTTCACCAAAATCAATTTCTGGATCACGAAGACCAAGATTAGCAAGTTGTTTTTTAACTCTATCGCCAAAAGTTTGAAAGGCAGGAGCTTTAACTTCTCCAAGCTCTTCTGCTATCTTTAACATCTCGTTAATATTATTTTGACCTGCACTATATTTATTCCAAGCATTAGCAATAGCGGTAGCATCAGCAGAAGGTTTTGCTAATTTAGTATCACCCGCAGATGTTCCGTAATGTATTTTTACACCTTGTATGATTTCATTCGGCCCTACATTTTTTAATTCTTTACCTTTTGTTTTGTCTTTCATGGCCTCATAATCAAGCTGCATTATCTTTAGCTTAAACGCATCATCAGCAAGTCTTCTTTCTTTTGCAAAAGCGGCGGCTGATGATTCATCAGATCTTACTTGCTCTAGTGCATATTTTCCCGCAGCGAGTTTTGCAGCGTCTGCACGATCAATTGCCTTACTTAACTCAGGCATAGCGGCTTCACCTGCTTCACCAACTTCACGAAATATTTTTCCAAGATCAACGTTTTTACCCGCACGATTCTGCATAAGCTTCAAGCCCAACACCGTTAAAAAACGACTCTTATCAACTTTGCCACTTGCATCAATGCCAGTAACATCTTCAAACTCTTTTTTATAACGATCTAATTTTTGTTTTTTAGTTTCACCTTTGACTGCAACATCTTGTTTTCCCGCATCTGCGATAAATTGCTTCATCACTTCCATAAACGAATCAGTAACAGGATCTGAATCTGGATCTGGATCTGGTTGGTCAAAGCTTTCTTCTTGCGCTGATAAAGCTTTTTCTTCTGCTTTTGCTTGTGAGATTCTTGTCTGTTCTTTATTAGCTTCAGCTAATGAAGGGTCAATAAAATCTACATCTGGAATTTTTTTATCTTTAGCCCTGGCTTCTATTTCAGCAAGTTGTCTATATAAATCAGATTTCCCTTCTACATCTGAAAAGACATTCGCCATTTCTTGTTCAGATAATTTTGGAGCGGGAGGTTTGTCCTTTATGTTATAATTACTTGGGTCTAATCCACCGAACTCACCTAAATATTCTGGAGAATTTATTTTATCCTGCAAATTAGCTAACATTTCTGTTTCACTATAGAAAGGCAAGTCTATCATTGGAACTGCATTTTTTGATGCAGTAACAGATCCTTTTTTATAACCTTCTAAAGCAAGAGGCTTTGCTCTTCTGTATGCTTCGTCAGCAAACTCTTTTAAAGTTGCTGCATCTTCAGTAAAAGGGCCACCTAAAAAACCACCAAGACCTCCTGCTAAATCAGACAAACCTCCCGCAACTGTATAACCTGCCGCACTGGTGCCACCCAAAATTCTATCAAATATTCTTTCTCCTAATCCAGACTGTAAAGCTACATCGCGTGTAGATTTCTGCCTAGACCTTACCATTCTATCTATAAGATCGCTTGGTAAGTTTCTATTTTCTAGCTCTTGTCTATACTGCTGTAAGGAACTCGCCATCTTATGCCCTCTTATGATGCTTGGTTGATGCCCTGAAGCGTTGTGTAAGCCCCAAGACCAGAGAGGAATGGGTTAGCAGGAGGCGCATAACTTGCTTGAGTTTCAGAATAAATACCTGCTGAAGGAGTTCCTGTAAGCGCACCATAGCCAAACTGAAACGGTAACAGTGCCTGCTCTGTTGGACGCTGATATTCTTGTCTTGCTGTATCTATCATTTGCTGACGATACGCACGTTCATTTTCACCTACGCCTGTCATAAATGCAAGATCAGCAGGTTGTAACGCTGAGTACACACGACCAATATCTGCGGTTGTGCCTGCTAAAGTTCCATATTGACCACCAAGACTACCAAACTGCGAACCAAGCTGACCAACAGATTGACCAAGACCACCCATTAATCGACCCGCTTCTAAATTTCTAGTAGCTCCTTGTTGATACGCATCTTGTGATGCAGCAAGAGCTTGAGTGTAACTTTTATTTCTTAAATCTGCTGCGGCCTTTGATTTCGCATCAAGAATGCTTCTTTCTATTTCAGCCGCTTGAACACCTTGTCTTGAACCACCAAAGGCACCCGCACCAACGGCCTTTGCTCTAGCTGTATTTCTAGCCACATTTCCTTGACGCTCAATATCTTTTTCTACTTCATCAATAACTTCATCAGTATAAGGAGACATAAACTGTGATACATACTGTGATGGATCATACATACCCCGACCACCAGAAACATACTGTGCCGCAGGTCCAAAGAATGTCTTTGCTTCTCCTACCGTGCCAAGACCACGACCTAATGCCTCAATACCACCTGTAGCGGCACCCCCCGCTGTTTCAAAGTAAGGACTATAACGCCCCATAAAATCTGGAATGCCATCATTATTTGAATCTTGAGAAAGAGCTTGTGCAGCAAATGTTTCTAAGCCAAGTCCCGTAATCGCTCCTGTTTCTGCATCACGACCTGTTTGACCTGCCATTTTATATGGAGCTACGCGAAACAAATCAGGATATGCTGCGGCATCTAATATACCACCAGTTAAGGCTCCTGATTCATTTTCAGTTCCAAATATCTGACCCAATAAGGCTTTTTCTAAACGCTCAATGTATTCTGGGCGGCGTTGTACCGCTTCCGATCTGTTTACTAACTCATCAGACATAATTGTTCGCCTTATTTTCTAACTTGTTCATCATTGAATAAGCTTTTTCAATGCCGCGATTTGAATCGCCGTTGCCAAGACCTTTTACAGCGTCTTTCGTTAATACAAATTCACCCGCCATAAGCATAGCAGGAACGTCATCTTTTTGACCTGAACCCTCAGATGGCATAATACCACCGTTACGCCTTGGAAAATATTGGTCATCAATATAGCCACCCGCAGCCACTTCAATTGGCCTAATCGCATTTATTGATATGTCACCCGCACCACCAAAAGGTCCACTTACCGATCCTGAAGATCCACCACCACCACCAAGTATTTTAGAGCCAATACCAGATGCTAAAGAGGTTGCAATAGCCTCTCCAACAGGAGTGTTTAAAAGATTTGTAAATTTACTATCTGGATCAAGAAGATTTGCTTTTACCAAGAAGTCTGCATAACCAAGCGTTCCTTCGCCTTGTTTGAAAACAGGTGCTATGTCTTTGACAACATTAGAAGCTTGAGCAACTTTTGCTGTAGCATCCGCACTAGGAAATCCAGATGATCCCTTTTGTATAATCGGGTTAGCCGTTTTAGTTACCTGAGTAGCTTGTTTATCAGACCCACCACCAAACAAACTGTCTAAACTAAAACCGTCTGGGCCAAGTCCCTGTTGAAAAAGTGCAGAACCCGCCGTACCAAGAGCAGCAATGTTACCACCCTTTTTGCCTCCAAGAATCCTACCAGTAATATAATTAGCTAATAAATTTGAGACAAAAGACATATTTTAAACAATCCAAAGCAGTTTATATATTTTTAGCATACTATTTCCTAATTTCAAAGTGCCACTCTTAATTTATCTTAGCCACTCATAAATCTTCTTAGTTTCTTCTTTTCTGTGTTTTAATCCGTTATAACCACCGTTTATACGTTTAGTAAGACGTTTGATTGTATCATCATTAACACCTTCATCACATATAGCCCACAATTTGTTTCTGTGAAAGAACCATATGGCGCTTTCCATAGGGAACTTTGAGGCCATGAGATCAGGATCTTTCATCACTTCAGGCAGGTCCATATCAGCCGCAAACTGAGAATAGTTGTTTTTGCCAGTACATTGTAAAAATCCTCGACCACGCCACAGATAGCCCTGTCCATCATTACCCATACGACCACCATAAACACGATCTGCTAGTGCCTGGGGGTTACGAGAACAGCTTTCGGCTTCACTTTCTGAATCAAAGTATTTACCAAACACTGCCAATATAGACTTAGTGCTATAGTTTAGGTTCTCTTCTGTATAACGAAACGTACCACTCTCATGCACAAGCTGCCCAAGAAAATGAGATCCGCGCTCTGGATTTAAAGCGTAATGGTCACAAATCTTCTTTGCAGTATTGGGGCCAAATGAACCATCAGGCGAAGATCCTATCTTTTCCTGTAATGTCTTTAATGCTTCACTCATTTGGAGCTTTCCTTCTATCTTTTAACGTCTGTAAATCTTTTTCTTTTGTACCACCATCATATTCCCAAGCAAAACCTTGCTCTATCATCACTTCATTGATTGAGTATTTAGCCTCTTCGTTGCGGTAAAACCATCCAAGCATTCTACCGTACTTACCATCTTTTTCAGTCTTTACGATTAGACGTTCAGAGTGTTCTAGCAAGTCTACAAGATGATCCTTGGCCTCAAGACCCATAGCTTTCTCTTCTAAATCTCTCGTGCGGCTTTCAGGAGTATCTATGCCTGCAAGTCTGACACGTTCTTTCTTTGTAAGATCAAAGCCAAGATCAATGATAACATCAACTGTGTCACCATCAACAACTCTATCTATTTTAGAAACAAAATAAGTATACACTAATTTACAACCTCTTTTGATCCACAAACACGTTCATACACCATATCGTCTATGTACGCCTCTGCCCATTTGTTTTCAGTGAAAGTGCAGAACTCCCACAAATCATTTACATCATCATTAAGTAAGTCGATAATATCTTGTTGTGCCGATACTGTTCCCTCAAGATGTTCAATGTCGTGCACCATTCCAGAAATATACCAGACTAACGCTACCAACTGCACAGCCATAGCAAATACTAAAGCCACAGGTATTTTCATATCAGCCATTGGACTTGCCTCCTATATAGCCCCCAACAACGCCTATTACACCCGTCATCGACATTTGCAGTAAACCTATAATGTTTTCATCAAGCTCTCCGCCGTGCTCATTTGCCATTTTAAACTCATCATAAACAATTAAACCAAGTATACCCATGAGTCCTACAGCAAGTACTAATACCACGATGTCTTTCATATACTTCATAATTACCTCTTAAAGAATTTCTGTACGCCTCTGACACCAAACGATGCAGAGATTGCTATACCCAAGCTATAAAAATACCAGTCCGGCGCTTTGGAAAGCTGCTCAAAACCGCTATCTACCCAACCCTCAGTGCCTGGAACAAACGCCAAAACAAGTGGGATAGACAGGACAATAACGAACCACTCGTCTTTCCAACTCGATTGAGAACCTTGCGCCATAATGCGTTCCCAATCTGCAACACTTGTTTCTTTACTGAGCATTATCTTAGCTTTGGCTTCAGCCTCAGTAAGTTTCAGTTTAGCATTCGCTGTCTGAGCTTGAGTCTTAGCGTCAAGCCAACTACCTGCTAAACCTGCTATCGGTCCAATTATAGCTTGTAACATTAACTATCCTCCATCTGTATACTGGTCTTCTTGCTCTCAGCCTTTGCGCTGTATGCATTGAATCCCATAAAAGCTGCGACCACTCCAGAAGCTGCTATGACATACACACTTGCTATATCTGTAATTAAACTTGCTGCCTTGTCAAATCCAAGTACTGAAGCAAGCAAGATGATGAACGGGTAGATCAACATTCCCATCAAAGCAAAACCTGTGAAACGTCGCTCTGCGTTACGCTTGAGATCCCGGTCAATCATTTCTAATCTGCGATCTTCTAAAGCCAGTTTGTTCCACTCAACACGTTCTATAACACCGTTGTTATTGGTATCAGCCTTATCAAACTCTGTCATTTCTTTGACCTCGCATACGCAACTGCTATTCTTTTTTCCCGTGTGATTATAACAACTTTACCAGATTTGTCATATATTATGTATTTTCCACGAAATTCCCTGAGTATCACAACTCTATTTGAATACAGACTATTTTTGAATTGTCGTTGGTTACAAGAACTTTAGCTTCTTCTTTCGCTATCTCACACACTTCTTGCTTGGTGTAGCTGCCAACGTGATAGTGTTGAAATTCATTACCACTAGCTGTGCTAGTTATTAATTGAACCCAAAGTAAAACCCACATCTACCAACGCCCCTGCCATTTTCCTAAATAATAAAAAGCAATAAACAATATTCCACCACTTAATACAAACACAGTAAACCCTATCAAAAAGTTTATCAAACTGTCGATCTGTTCTTGCTTGCGATACAGTTCATCTTTTCTCTGTTTACGCATTCTTGCCTCTATAGACAGGACTTCTTTCCACGCGCTCGGCCCATAGTTCCAAGAGATATGATCTTTTATCTCTTCTCTCATTTGTTCCATTTTTTTCTTATTAGCAAAGATTTCCAGAGCCGTCTCTTCATCGGATCCCTTAAACGTCTTCTTCCAAAAGGGAGGATTCTTCTCACGTTCTTCAATGTTTGTGAAATCAGAGAAAGCCTTACCCCAATTAGACAATTGACCTGTCATATCTTGGAGATCTTTTCCTGCGGCAATGGCAGACTTTAATCCCTTAAAAGCCCCAGTTGCCATCATGACACAACTGATGGGGTCCATTATCCCCTCCGTTGCGCCGCCTGACGCTGCACGTCAATGCGTTCACGGTTTACTTCGTTACGGTTCTGGGCAATATCTTCTTGGCTTTCAATACGGGCGGC